AACCAATATCACGCCCGCCTGATGGCTGCTCACCAGAAGGGCCCTGCAATTCTGCAAACGCTTCAATAACTACCGCTTCAGAACTTGGCCTGATGCCTTCTCTTAGGCTAGTGATTGCAGCCGTAGGCCGATGCCATAGCATCCTGAGGCTGGCAAATTCAGCAAAGGGTGTGGCCATACCTCACCATGGCAGCAGCTGGCTAGGCTCACTAGCAATGATGCCTAGTTTATCGTCACCAGGCTGCATATCAATTCCATCCTCATTGCGTTGCCTGAAGTAAGCACGGATCTGATCGCGCAGCCGGATCTTGTTTCCAGTCAACCTATACAGGCCTCTGGTATCTCGGTAAATATCACAATCGGGATCAAACTGGTTTTCAACCAGGATTTTCCAACGGTCAACATAACGCCGGTTAGCCTTAGGACCATGCCAATAATGCAGGATAGTGCCATCAACACAACCAATATTGCGCTTAATGTGCTCTTCCGCCCGATCCTGCCAGGCAAGGATGCGATTCTTATAGCTGTAGTGCATATCCTTATGGACGCTATCAAGGCTACGGCCAATTAGCGCCTTGGCCATGTGATGATCACCAGCACCAAGGATTGCAAAATCCATGAAACCACCCACAGCATCCAATGCCTCACGCCTTGCTGCCCAGGCATAACCCGGATGCCACTTGTTTACGATAGATTTTTGCTTATCGCCGCCACCGTAGTAAACATCGGCCGATGGTGGCTCTTGGCCTTGCTGCCAGCTATATACAAGCCCATGGTGAGCTGCAATAGGCTCATAGGCTGGCGAGAGATCAAGGGCAATGCTAAACATTTGCACAAAAGCATAGTGCTGGAGTTTATGCAGAGTTTCACTCACCCAGTCTGGGCGTGCAAAAATTAGATCCGCATCAATCCATGCGACATATTTCCAGTCTGCTGGAAGATGTTGCAAGGCAATGTTCAGAAGGTTTTCCTTTGTCCATATCTCGCCGTGATCAGTGACACGAACTTTAATGTAATCCTGCTTAAGCCTGTTTGGTGGCAACTTAGCCGCCAGCGGCACAGGTGTTGGGCCATGTGAGGTGTATGTTGGATCCTCTGTAGGAATCTGGATAGGGACTGACCAGTCATCAGTAGCAGACGTTCGCTCCCCAAAGCTGCACTCCACCGTTAGCAGGATGGCGCCAGCATCACGCACCATCTTTTGAAAGTCGGTATAAAGTTTCCAGCGACGCTTAAATCGTTGCGGGTTAAAGACTGGGGTTATAACGTACAGAGGTTGTTGTACGTTATCCTTTGGATAATGCATTTCAGTTTCCTCTGTTGGCTAGTGCTTGCTTAAAGCGCTTGCGCAGCTCACCACGCTTGGTCTTATCGCCAATCTGTGCAACGTGCGGATTCAGCAGCAGCGAACCGTCAGGCAGTTTAACTGCAAACATAAGATCAATAATCCTTTCAATGTTGTCATCCGAATAGGAATCGGGATCCAGTATCCCGTATTTATCAGCACGGCGAAGCATCCGTGCATAAGATGCTGCTTCATTGGGCGAAAGGCCACCTGTTTTGATCTGATGGAGCAGCTCGCCTGACGCTCTTAGCTGTGGATCCGCTGGGGTTTTCATGGGTGCTGATTACGGCAACGGTCAGAAGGGGAGCCGCTGTTGAAAGTTTTCCCGCAAGAGATCAACTCCTGAGCAGCATCCCGCTACTGCCAGCCGATACCCTAGGCAGTGGCTGAACATTCAAGGCAGAGGCAATCCTTGATACCAAAAAGCCGATTCGTTCATCTCGTTGGCCTTGTGCCGTGGCCCTTGCACCACTACCAAATCTATAGCGAGCCTTAAGGAGTGATGTGTCCCATGTCAATTTGCCGGCTTGGCTGAGCTGTTGCGCCCGTGTGGGTTCGGTCCCAGGCACAGGCCCTTCATATTCCTCAGCATTTCCGAGGTGTGCCGTGCCATCGCTCACGGCGTCAGCCTGCGTTTCCTCTAGCTCTTCGATCTCATCAACCCAACCCTGAACCTGCGTCACGGTGGCAGGGGAATTTTTGGCGACTGCATTCAACTGCTGAATCAATTCAGTCAGGCTGCCATCACTCGCAGGCCAGTTGATATAGGTTCGGATCAATGCAAGATCATCGACGCCGGGAAAAGTGGTGTTAGGTCGCCACAGCGGATCTACGGTGGGGAGGGTCATTCTGTGGCGGCGCTTTCAACCTCTCCTTTAGCTTTCCCGCGTTTTACCCTTTCCCCATGAAGGCTCCCAAACCAAAAGCGGTCTTGGGGCGTCATGCTGCGAATCAGGAGCCTCAGGATGTCTTGGCCTTCATGTTCATCCGCGATCTCTGTTAAGACTTTGATACCTTGCCGTGCGCCCTCTTCATCCCGCAGGAGCACACAGACCGAGAGGCCTTGAAATAGGCGTAGGGAGGGCAGACGGGAATCCATACACGGATTCTATCGGCCCTGTCCGGCTCTGCATCAATTTGTGAACCGTCCTGGCCTGGGATGGATCAGCGCAACGGCAAGCGCTACATTGTGTGCATCGGAGGGAGGCCCTCCACCACCCAGCGCCAGCCATGACCACTCTCCTGACCGCCGAAGAAGTCCTAACCATTGCCGAGCAGAAAGCCGATCAAGCCAGCAGCGCATACATGCGCAAACAATCTGCCGTCATCGGCGCTATCTACATCAGCAACTTAGCCGATTTTCGCCACGCCGTTCGTTGCGCCGCAACCGGCGCGGTTCTCCATATTGCTGGTTGCATGGCCCAAACAGACCACTACCCCTGCGTCGCCCAGCTCACTGATGGCACTCGCCTTTACGAGGCACACGTCCACCCTGGCATTGACGCCGACAAATGGGACCTAATTGTTGATTGACCCCCACGGCCCGCCGGGAGCCTGTCTCGGCAAACAGTTTACACACCCCAACTCCCCAACCATGTGGACTCCAGCAAGCCTGCCTGACATCACCTTCTGGTTTGATGCCGGGGATTTCAAGTGCTACAAAATCAACAATGATCTAGGCGCGCCGATTGAAATCATCTCCAAGCACGATCAGCTCGATAGCCCTTCCTGCTATTTCCGCATCACCGACCAAGGTGGCCGAATCGGCAGGATTATCTGGGACAACGAAGCCGGCGCGATTGGCTGGGAAAGGTCATGGCCCAAAAACCAAGAGCGAATTGAGTTTTACTTCGCCCAAAAATATGACATCAAACTGCCGCCATCGCACATCGGCAATCGGTTCTCCTGGCCGCCGAAATGGCCGCAAGGTTGACCCCCACGGCCCACCGGGAGCCCATCCCGGCAAACCATCCCACTGCATCGATTGCCATGATCTGCATTCTCAAAATGACCGGCCAGGAGATTTCCGGCTGGCTTATCGCCCATGACATTGACGAAGCCCGACGTGCGGCTCAATTCCGAGGCGCCAACGACTTGGCTGCGGCGCTTTACCAAGTGCCGTTTCCTGGCCCTGCACAAGGCAAGCACGACGTCTGCCCCGGTTTCATCATGCTGCTTGATTGACCCATGCCCAGCTATCAGCAATCGAGCTGGCAGGTCTCGGCCCACTCGCCATGGTTGTCCGCTGCCATCGCCTGGGGGACTGGTAAACAAATCTGCCACTCCATTGCTAACCTAAGCATTACAACAAATGAGCTACGACATTGATCTAGTTGACCCTGTAACAAGAGAAACACTTCATACAGAAGTGCCGCATCAAATGAATGGAGGAACTTATGCGCTTGGCGGTACTACTGAACTTACTTTTAACATTACTTACAATTACTATAAACATTTTAGACGAGTGATGGGAGAAAATGGGATCAGGTCTATTTACGGAAAAAGCGGAGCAGAATCTATAACAATTCTTAAAAACGCAATTTCTCAATTAGGCGATGATGTTAGTGAAGACTATTGGAATGCCACCGAAGGGAACGCCAAGCGTAGTTTGTTTTCACTTTTGGCAATGGCTCAACTTCGACCTGATGGAATCTGGGTTGGAGATTAAATGCCTGACCCCACCAATGCCGAGCGCTCCCGCAGATTCAGGGCCAGACGTGCCAAGAAGTTGCCACCAGCCGAGCTGCTGATCTGCGAAAGCTGCAAGGGGGGCCGCAGCGGGCGCTATGGCAAGATCTGCCGCCGTTGCTGGGAGACGGTCACACAAGAGGGCCGTGCAGACAAGGCCGCCCGGGTTGCACGGGTCAGGGCCAAGCGTGACGGATTGTGAACAGGCCCGCCGAAGCCATGGCAACCGCAACGCTAGACGCTACAATATGTACATCGGAAGGGAGGCCCTCCACCACCCACAACCAGCCATGGACACTTTTCAAGTCATTTGTCTCAATAAAAACGGAGACTCAGTAAAAGTTTTTCGCCAAAAGGGCTCTGATCTCGCTGCAGTCAAAGAAGCTGTGCGCCTCAGATTTGCCTTTCAGGGAGCACCAGCAGGAGCCACCACGTTCCGAGTTGTGCCACTGCACTAAGCCATGTCCTACGCTTACCAGGCCCGGTCGGCCCATCATCCGCAAGGGGGGCGCCGTGGCCAGCTTCGTTGGGGGCTGGCCTGGAACGGTACCGAAGGCCGGGCTCCTACCCTTTCACGCAAACCACCTGCTTCAGGGTGTGCACCACCTCCACAAGATCCTCCTGAGCAGCCATCACTGCATCGATGTTCTTGTAAGCGCCTGGTGTCTCATCGATCACATTAGCATCTTTCCGGCACTCAACGCCTGCAGTGGCGGCGACGTGATCGGCGAGCGTGAATGCTTTCTTGGCCTGTCCACGGCTCATCTTCCTGCCGGCGCCATGGGAGCAGGAGCAAAAGCTGTCAGGGTTGCCTTTGCCTCGCACGATGAAGCTTCGAGCCCCCATGCTGCCAGGAATGATGCCCAGATCGCCTTGGCGGGCACGCACGGCGCCCTTTCGGGTCACCATTACGTTTGTGCCAAAGTGGTTTTCCCAAGCCACGTAGTTGTGATGGCAGTTCACCGCTTTGCAATCACATGTCCATGACTTGGAAATCACGCTGCGAATCGCAGCCATAGCCGCATTCATCATAATCTCTCGATTCAACAACGCAAAATTCTGAGCCCAACGCACGGCTTCGCAATAGTCATCAAACAGCTCTGAGCCCTGTGGCAAATAGGCCAAGTCTTTGTCGGGGAGTTGAATAAACCATCTCTCCATTTCTTTCTTAGCTTTTTCAATGAAGTAAGTGCCGATCCTGTTGCCGATCCCGCGTGAGCCAGAATGCAACATAATCCACACCTTTTCATCCTCGTCAAGGCACACCTCAACAAAATGGTTGCCTGTGCCCAGGGTCCCGGCATGGATTGCGGCACGCTTGGCGGCCTTCTCCAGTGCTGGATGCTTGTCAACAATCGGCTGCAGGGATTCCAGGGTGTCATGCAGGATCCCCCGGTAAGCGCCTCCTTCATCGGGCGGACCCTCAGCCCATGCCCCCACGTCATTTGCTCCACCGTTGTCTGTGCGGCCATGTGGAATGCGCGCCTCAATGGCTGTGCGAAGCCCATGGAGATCATCGGGTAGGTCTGATGCGGTCAACGTTGTGCGCACAGCCATCATCCCGCAGCCGATGTCAACGCCAACGGCGGCAGGGATAATGGCGCCCTGGGTGGCGATCACGCTGCCCACGGTGGCGCCCATTCCCCAGTGCACATCAGGCATGGCGGCAATATGGCGAAACACAAATGGAAGGCCAGAGATGTTCCAGAGCTGTCGCTTGGCCTGATCCTCCAATGGGACACCATCAACCCAGGCCTTAATTAGGCCTGGGCCGTTGATTAGCTGGTATGGCATTGCTAGGTGGGTTGGTGTTCTCAGTCTAGCCAAAGCGGCCCAGGGTTAAACTGATCCCAACACCCTCCAAGCCTCTCAGCGATGCTCAAACAGGAGGATCACTTAGCAGGCTTTTTTGCCATCTTCTTTCCAGCCTTAGCCGATGGCTTCTTGGCACCCTTGGCAGGCTTCATCAGGAAAGCAGGCATCTTGCCCTTTTTGTCGCCTTTGCCTTTTTCGTAGGACATGCCCGTTTGGTGAGGTTCTGGTTTAGTTTTCCCGCAGTCCCTAGGCCACCGGCTCTGGCGCCCTGACAATGCCTGGATACTGCCGCCGTTCTGATGGCGAAGGCTTCAATACAGCTTCCTCTAGCTTTTTTGATGCCTTTTCAAAAGGCCATCCCTTAGAATCGCCGAACTCTTTCCAAACTTTTTCACGCTCCTTTTCCCAGAAGTCTTCGCGTAGTAGTTCCCGCCTTAGTTCAGGGTCTTTTTCTTCTATTGCTTCGGTAGATACGGGAGATAGACTGCAACGGCATCTCGGATGTTGAGTTCCTACCATTTCATCTAGTCTATAAATCCTTCCATGCCTGCTAGCACAAACCACACACGTCCTTTCATCCTGCGTTGCAATCCACCGACCATAGGCGTACCCATTGCGAGCCGCTGAAGCCTTCTGCGCTGCTACATAGGCATTTGCCAGCTCAGACCGTGCGATCAGTTCAGCACGTTGGTTTAACCCCATCCGATCATTCAAGCCCTGTGGATCCTTGGCACCTTCCAGGGCAATCCTGATTTCACGTTCCAGGACTTTAGAACCCTTGCCACGACCTATACCATCAGCAACAATCCTAACAATGTTATCCCTAAAACTTTCTACTTCCCCACGGATATAAGCTGAAGCTGTTTTAGCGGCAGCATCTACGGCAGCATTAGAAGCACCAACAAAAGGAGCAAAGGACTTAGCGTCTGGATTGACTGTAGCTGCCAGTTGCTGGCCGAGTTCACCGCCTAGGTTGACAGCTTCTGCAAAGTCTTTTTTGTATTGCCGCTGCAAACGGTTTAGCTCTTCTTCTGATAGAAAAGATTGACCAATTTCGATCAGCTTACGAAATTTAGCAGAACCATCAGCAATAGAATACGCTCCAGGTCTACGCAGGACACCATCAGCGGAAGTGCTGGCTTGCAGTTCGGGGTCTACAAACTGCCCGTAATAACGCCTAAGGTCGCGTAAGGTGCGCAGTAGAGCACGCCTTAGAGATGCTGTGGTGTTGATGACGCTACGGTCAGAGAGGGTGTCCAGGGCTTTGGCGTAATCGTCGGCTAGCTCTAGCTGCTGGTCTCCTATGGTTTTGGTGGGCATGGGCAGACAGGCTTATCTAGGTGCTCTTGCTGCTTCTAGTTTTCCCGCGTTACTTCTTGGGCTTTTTCTTTAGCCTGCGGACGATCGGATTAGGGTTCAGGCCTTTGGCTTCTCGATAGGCAGACATCACCTGATAGTCATACTTTCTACCCGTACGGCGACCGGCGTAGGTTTCTGCCACGAATTCAGCCCGATCAGTAGCGGCGTACTTGCTTACGCGGCGGGCAAGTTTATACATTTGACTCCCCCGCTCGGGTCTTAATTTTGAAGGGGCTAACAGGTTCTTGTCTTTTGCGTGTCCCATTTCATGATAATAAACATGCAAAGGGGAAGAGCTTGAAAACATGCCAACTCTTCGAGTCCGAATTGCATCGGCTCTTGGGTCGATGTAATGGGTATGCGACCTATTTATTTTCATTTCCTTTGTTCCGGGATAATAACTTGCTATGCCACCACTTGCACGTTTGCTTTCATATTTAACAGTAAACCCTTGCTTTTCAAATAAAGTTTTTAATGTTTGAGCATTGGCCATTCTCGCCTTTTTGTCATCATTCCTTTCCGAAATTCTGTAATTCATATTGGCTTTGCCCGATTGATATGGATTCTTTTGCCTTTCCGGCTTAGCCGTCACATTCCTCGGCCTAAGGTTTGCCTTCACAAACTCCCCAGGTCTGAGCGTGCTCGCTGCAGCTTTCGATCCCTTCGCAGCAGCCTTAGCCGCAGGCTTGCCATAACTAACCCCCTGCATAGTCTTGAGGCGTTTCGTTTGCGTTGCCCTCAAGTTGCCTGCTGCCGTCTTCAGCCTTCCGCCTCTTGCTGTTGCTCCAT